TTGGCCGTTTATATCCACCGTTTCGTGGTTGATAGCGTATTATCTTTTTGGTATAGGATGGTAGATCCATCTAGGGTACAGATGTACGCCTCTCAAAAGGAGGAGGATCGAAGAAATATCATAAACGAGGCAAGGGAGACACAGGTTAAGGATGTTTATTTCAGATTATAAATCATGGGAAAAGGTTTTGAGAATGGTCACATGAAGATGGGAGGAAGGGAGAAGGGAACCCGGAATAAGAACACGGAGATAAAGAATTTTTTCCGTGATTTCGTAATCGACAATCAGGAAGAGTTCAAGAAAGCTTTCCTCAAGCTAAAGGATAAGGATAAATGCGCTGTTTATTTAAAAGCTAGTGAGTTCGTGGTACCAAAGGTATCCTCTATAAAGTTCGAGGACGCTAAAAACACTAATTCCGCTATTGAGTTGTTGAAGATTGCGGCCAGTTACAAGCAAAAAAAATGACATATACCCCCGGCTAGGCCGAGGGGTACTTTAACGCATCCTCCAATCCCTTCTAGTCTCGAATCTTACTCTGGTTCCTGATAATGTATCTAAATCATATAGGTTTGAGAAATAAACGAGCCGATAGTATTTAAAAGCCCTTTGCCTAAGAGATTTAAGCCGAGACCAATTTTTCCTATCCGCGCTTACGAATACCGCTATCTTGATTTTTGAGGACTCATCCTTTCGTAAACCCAACGTCCTAAGATCGACTAGTACCTTTAAAGAGAAAGGATCTCCTAACGTCAAGGCACGTGTGATCGCTATGCCTTTTCTGGTATCTTCCGAGACATATTTTTCCAGTGAGTACAAGGCGTTACCTATTTGCACCACCGAGCTTGGATAATCTTGCGCCATGGCCTTGACCTCTTCCCCTACGAAAGTGGAGAATTCCCCGGTGTCCAAAGAATATACATAATGCTTTCTAGTCCCTTTGGGATAAATATGCAATAGGGAATTCGTATAATCATAGGCAATCTTACAAGTTCGCAATGTCTCTACGAAAGTTTCCGTGTCCGGGATGAACAGATCGCTAAAATCCGGGTTGACATTAAAGAATGTCTCATCAATATTTGCTCCTTCCAACGATGACGATAAAAGGCTGATATCGGAGCCTTGCAATAATTTAAGGCCACGCTCGGTACTGAATACTATCGAGGAATCCAGTTGCGTGATACTATCCGGATTATTGCAAACATCCCTGCTTATAGGTTGGATGGAGGAATACAATCCCGCGTCCGATAATTGCAAGGCCCATATCCCATCGGAAGAGAAAGCGTATAAGGGAAACTGCCCGAATTGCCCTTGGGACAGTGCTTTAGTGGTGGATCGGATACCTACGATCCCACCGGTTCCCACCGTGTTTATTCCCGCCAACGGGAAATAAAACGGGTTATTGACCTCGGACGTATATATCTTGTTTGGCATATTGACCGACTTGTCCGTTGATATTGGTGTGCTATCGCTGCCCGGTTTAAATATGATCGGGGCGTATGAGTCGAAATAGTAAGCCCCGTTCAGCGTGTTATGCGGAGAGAGGGTAACGATCGCTTGGTATCCGTCCGAATTCCGTGTTATCACCATCTTGTATGCGTTAGCGTTGGGGTAATATAGGTAATGCAAATTGATACCAAGGTTATATGAGGAGGATGTTTGAACGACGATATCCTTTTCTCCTTCTCTTATGAAAACCTTTATGCTCAACGTGCTGCTACCGTCGTTGTACGTTACCATGGACTCCGGAGGATAACCATCAAATAGTATCCTTTTTATATTAGCTATATTTAACCGCTGGTTATAAGTATAGGAATAATCAGGTATTAGCCAATCTAAATTCTGGTACCCGTCCGCGTCAACAAGTTGCTCTCGATTTTGCAACGATTCCAGCACATTATCCTCTAAAGTGAGAGAGCGTCTTTCACCCCCGTTATAACCGCACAAGTCCTCATACGCTATGCTTGCTACTTTGTAAAACAATGAATTATCCGGCACCTTATTATCCATGGCCTTTCCGGGTAAGACGAGTTGATCGGTATAACCTGATCCCGGCAGGGCTATGGATAAGGCTTCCTCGAATGTATGCCTATTGTAATATCCTCCACCTATAGAGTACACCCCGAAACCGTTATCGTCTGATATCTTTTGTGCCCCATTAATCTCCCCATAATAATCAAAGGTGTATATTGGCGGCGTTATGAATATATCAAGGCTTTTAACTATGTCCTTCCACCATTCTCTTTGATTCCCCATTCCGCTGACTTTGTAATTAATGGAGCATACCACTGAGGATATAATGAAGTTTACAATGATCTTTGCGTCAAAATCCTCTGTGTCCACGTCAATAGTAAATGGAACGTGAGGAATTACTCCGGACGATGGTATCATCAGTATCGGGGCTGATTGCATGTAAGACGTTCCGTCATATAGTCTATAAGCGTAACGAATAAAGAACGGATATATAAACATGCCTCGATCTACACTTCTCTCCTTGATAAATTTTGAGACATATCCCATCACGGAATTACTGATAGTTGATAGTTGATCTTCCGTAAAGGCTCCATCATAGGGCGGATCAACGGATACGGACAATTGTTCGGTCTTATCCAATGATCCTACCAATCCGAATGACAGGATAGGGAAGGGGGGCTTATCTCCTAATTCCTTATAAAACTCTCCATCCCAAAGTAAATATCTTATAGGATCTTCGCTTATTACAATCAAGGTGTTTCCTATGGACGTGATAGCTTTGGGTATTTTGTCATATTGGTTCGCTCCAATAAGATGGGTCGTTCCGTCCGTATCCGCATAACGTAAAACATTCGTCTGGAAAAAGATATAGTGAAGGAAATCCTTTGTCCGATGCACGTACATAAGTATCGATCCTTCCGGAAGGGTTATGCCTAATTCTTTCGGAGGCTGTATATTCACCAACTCACCATTCTTGGGTATCAAATTTACACATTCTGATAATTCCCCCTCGTTCCCGATAGATGGAGAACGGTGTATCCCGTAGGATAATGAAATATCTTGCTGTTCCATTTTTTGCGATAAAATTATATGATATAAGTAATAGGTTTTGACATATTGATCAAAACCTATTGCATTTAGATGGCCTTGATGTGCCTGTTATGATGACATGTATTTTTTTACGACATCCATATTACTAAAGGACATGGATAGAAACCGCACTGAGTCATTCCTTACGCTAGTCAATGCCTCCACGTTGTCTTCAAATGGATTTAACGATTTTATGGTGGAGATAAGATCATGC